CTCCCGGCCAACTGGTCAACTATCGCCTGTCGCGCGCCGTCGTCTGTCGCGCGCTGCAGCTCTCCGAGTCCACCGTCTGGCGCTGGTCGCAGCCCGTGCCCAAGGGAACCGGCGGCCTCGTGCCGTCGAGATACCACAAGCCGCTGCTGCGCCTCGCCCGCGAGCTTGGCGTGCAACTCACGCCGGCCGAGCTGGTACTGGGCAGCGGGCAGGACGTCGCCGCATGAGCGCGAACCTGCACGCCGTACTTGCCGACATGATCGAGCCCGCGTTCCGCGAGCTTCCGGCGCGCATGGCCACCGACGAGGCGCGCGTCCTGCTGCTGGCGATCGGCCTGCAGGAAAGCCGGTTCCTGCATCGCGTGCAAATCCCGCGCCGTCGCGGCGGCCCGCCCGGCCCGGCCCGCGGGTTCTGGCAGTTCGAACAGGGCGGCGGTGTCAAGGGCGTGCTGTCGCACCCAGCATCGTCCCGTCTGGCCATGGAGGTCTGCGCCACTCGCGACATCCGGCCGAACTCGCCGACCGTCTGGGCAAAGCTCGCCGAGGACGACGTGCTTGCCGCCATCTTCGCGCGCCTACTGCTGTTCACCGACTCCAAGCCGATGCCGCCGATCGGGCATGCTGGCATGGGCTGGGCCTACTACATCCGCAACTGGCGACCGGGTCAACCACACCCGCAAACGTGGCAGGCGCTGTATGATTCGGCCGTCGAAACCGTGAAGGGTGGGGCGTGATGGACGAGACCGGTGGCGGGAACCTTGGCATGTGGGGGACGATCGGCGCGGCCGTCGTCGCTGCACTGACTGGCGCATTGGCTTGGTTCAACGGCCGCCAACGTCGACAGGCCGAGGAGTACGGCTACGGCACAGACATTGCCGGCTACCAAGCGGAGAAGGACATCATCGACAACCTGCGCACCGAAGTCGCCCGCCTATCGGAGCGCGTCACCAAGCTGGAAGCTGAGGGCCTGCGCATGCGCAGCCGCATCTTCCATCTCGAAGACGAGATGCGGAAGAACAACCTGCCGATCCCGCCGGAGCGGCCAGTCGAGGGCGCGCCGTGACCGTCCTGCTGGCCCTGCTGCGCCGCGTTCCGGCCGAGGTGTGGGTCGGGCTGCTGCTACTCGGCGCCGTCGCCGTCTGGACCTGGCGGTGGTACGACGCCGGCCATGATGCGGGGCGCGCTGAGGCCGCCGACCGCATCGCGCAGCTCGAGGCGCAGGTCGCCGAGCTGACTGCCGCGAATGCCGCGTCGCAAGCGGTCATCGACAAACTCAAGGAAACCAACCGTGAGCTCGCTGAGGGGCGAGCCGCGGACCAGCAGGCAGCGGCGGAAGCCGTGGCCGACCTTCGCAGCGAACGCGACGCGCTGCGTGTGGAGCTGGATCGTCGTCGCATCGACCGAGGGGTTCTGTATGACCGTGATCCAACCGCTGCCGCGTGGGCTTCTGCTCGCGTCCCTGACGCTGTCGCTCGCAGCCTGCGCGAGTAAGCCCGTGAAGCCCGAGACCGTTGAGGTCCGGGTGCCGGTGTACGTGCGACTGCCTGCCGAGCTGACCGAGCCTGTCGCCGTGCCCGGCTTGAAGGCTGGGCCTATCACCAACGCCGACCTCGCCGACTGGGCTGACGCTCTGCGCGAGGCGCTGCAGCACGCCAACGGGAAGCTCGCCCGCGTGCGCGTGCTGCAGCCGCAGGAAGGGGCCGACGTCACCGGGAGCCGGTGATGCGCTTCGGCTCCGTGTGCAGCGGCATTGAGGCCGCATCCGTCGCGTGGCATCCGCTGGGGTGGCAGGCCGCATGGCTTGCCGAGATTGAGCCGTTCCCCTGCGCTGTTCTCGCCCATCACTACCCGACCGTGCCGAACCTGGGCGACATGACCACGATCACCCGGCGCATCCTGACCGGCGAGGTCGAGGCGCCCGACGTGTTCACGGGCGGCACCCCGTGCCAAGCCTTCAGCGTCGCCGGCCTGCGGCAGTCCCTGTCTGACGCCCGCGGCAACCTGTCCCTGACCTTCTGCGAGATCGCCAATGCAATTGACCATGTTCGCGCCGCCAGAGGCGCCCCCCCCTGCATCATCGTCTGGGAAAACGTCCCCGGCGTCCTCAGCACCAAAGACAACGCATTCGGGTGCTTTCTGGCAGGGCTTGCCGGAGAAGATGGCGCGCTGGAGCCACCAGGGGGGCGATGGGCGAACGCTGGTGCTGTGTATGGACCAACGCGAGCAGTCGCATGGCGGACCCTGGACGCCCAATATTTCGGACTGGCCCAACGCCGCAAGCGCGTGTTCGTTGTCGCAAGTGCTCGAAACGGGATCTGTCCCGCATCGGTACTTTTTGAGTGGGACCGCCTGCGCCGGGATACTCCGCCGAGCCGCGAACCGAGGAAAGACACTGCCGGCAGCACTGGAGACGGCGTTGCGCGCTGTGTCACTGCCGGAGAAATGAAGCGGCAGGACTGGGAGACGTGCAATTTTGTCGCCCAGCCTGTGGCCTTCGACACCTACAACCAGTCCGTGACCGGCGAAGTGGCGCAGACCCTGTGCAGCCGCGGCGACTCGCCAGGCGGGAACGCGCACCTAGTCCAGGCCATCGCGTTCCACCCCACGCAAACCCCCATCAGCAGCACCGACGGCACGACGCACGCGATGGGGTGCGGGACGAAGGGTGGCACGGCAACGGTGGCCATCGCCTTCGACACCACGCAGATCACTAGCGCCACCAACAGAAGCAACCCACAGCCTGGCGCCCCGTGCCACCCGCTGGCCGCAGGGGCGCACGCGCCGGCTGT